CAGAAGAAGTTCTTTGAGGGTAGAGAGATCGGAACAGATGCAGAAAGTGGTGTTTCGATTCCAAGTATTCGTGATGTGGTAAAGAGTTTTGGTATTGAGCACATTTATGCTGATAAAAATGAATTAGATCATGCAATCCGAACTGCTATTGACTATAATGGTCCTATCGTATGCGAGGTCCTTTGTGAAAGATGGCAAGAGGTTGTTCCTACAATGCAAGGTAGAAAAAATGCAGATGGTACGATTAGCGCACCACCTTTAGAAGACATGTATCCTTTCTTGTCTAGAGAGGAATTCCATGATAATATGATCATTAAGCCCTTAGACTAATATGCCTGCTGATAATAAAGATAAGGTAACTATTCTAAAGTTACGCAAACAAAAACAAAACAATGTGAAAACAGTTGGTGTCACTGCTTATGACTATCCACAGGCACTTATGGCAGACAATGCTGGTGTGGATTGGATTTTAGTTGGTGATTCTCTTGGTATGACTACCTTGGGATATAAGAGCACTATCCCCGTTACCATGGATGATATGCTGCGTTCTGCTAGAGCAGTTGCTAGGGGGTCAAGTCGTGCATTCACCGTGGGTGACTTGCCTTACATGTCATATCAAGTTTCTAATGAAGAAGCAGTAAGGAATGCCGGTGACTTCATTCAAGCAGGTATGGATGCCGTCAAGGTTGAGGGGTGTATGGTAGAAAGGGTCAAGGCGATCTGTGATGCAGGTATTATGGTCATGAGTCATCTTGGTTTGACTCCTCATACCCGTGCCAAACTGGGTGGATATCGTGTCCAGGGTAAGACTGCTGATCAAGCAAATGTTATTCTTGATCAGGCACTGCGTTTGCAAGATGCTGGATGTACTTTCCTGCTTCTTGAAGGTATGCCTAGAGAGTCTGCTGAGATGATTGCAACCAATCTTCAGATTCCTGTATATGGAATTGGTGCTGGTGATAGGGTTGATGGTCAGTTGGTTATTATGCATGACTTAGTTGGACTCTTTTGGGAGTTCAAGTCTAAGTTTGTGAAAAGATATTGTGAAGCTGGACAAATGATTCAGTCTGCCCTGACTGAATATGTCAATGAGGTTCGTGATGTCAAGTTTCCTTCACAGGAAAACTTCTATGAAATTAAAGATGAAGAATTAGAAAAACTTTTAGGACAAGGAGCAGGTTGGAAACATGACAAGTAAAAAGATTCTTTTCACTGGTGGTAATGGTTTCATTGGTCGCCAGATTATTCCCTTCATTCAGAAGGCAGGATATGAGGTAGTTAGACCTAGATCAAATCAAGTTCGCCTTGAAGTTGATAAAGAGGTTGCAACTTTATTTGATGATGGTCAGCACTATGATGCCATTATTCATGCTGCCATTGTTGGTGGTCGGAGAGACGCTGATGATGATTACAGAGTTCTCTATACTAATCTCAATATGTTTGAGACCCTGTATAAGTATATTGATCAAACCGATATGTTTATCAATCTAGATAGTGGTGCATCATATAGTCGTCCTGCACCAGTTGAGGAACCATCTCCAGATGATTTTGGTAAACAGATTCCAGAGGATCCATACGGATTCTCAAAATATATTATTGCTAAACGTGTGTTAGACAATCCAAAGGGTGTGAATCTCCGTATCTTTGGATGCTTCGGTGAACATGAAGAGAGCACTAGATTTTTTAACACTAACATCAATCGATATATTAATGGAGAACCAATTCAACTGATTAAAGATCGAAAGATGGATTTCATTTTTGCCGATGATCTCTACAAGATTATCAAGTATTATCTTGATGGTAATGATGGACCTAGAGATGTGAATTGTGTTTATGATCGTAAGTATATGCTCAGTGATATTGCTGAGATTATCAATCACTTAGGACCTCATAAGGTTGACATTCAATCTGAGGGACAGTACCCTGTACACCCATATATTGGAAAGGCGAATGATCTGCCTATTGAATATGATGGTTTAACAAATGGAATTCGTAAAGTCTATGAAACATATCTTTGTCAACGGAACGTTTGATGTTCTACATCCAGGGCACGTACAGCTCCTTAACTATGCCAAGTCTTTTGGAGATACTCTTACGGTTGGTATAGATAGTGATAGAAGGGTCGCAGAAAAGAAAGGACCTTCTAGACCAATCTACAATATAAAAGACAGATCGTTCATGCTTCAAAACTTAAAATCTGTAGATTATGTGGTTGTGTTTGATAGTGATGAGGAGTTAGAACATTGCTTAAAAACCATTAGACCTGATATAATGGTCGTAGGATCTGACTGGAAGGGAAAGTCAGTGATCGGTTCAATGTATTCTGCTGAATTGAAATTCTTTGATAGAATAGAAGAGTATGCAACAACAAAAACAATTCAAAGTATTATTGATCGGGGATAGTTGCTCTGATGAATATGTCTATGGAATCTGTGAAAGATTAAATCCAGAAGCTCCAGTTCCCATTCTTAGAGAGACTGAAGTAAAAACTCAAAAAGGAATGGCATGGAATGTGAGAGAAAATCTCATGTCATTTGGAATCGAAGTTTATATCCTTACTCAAGAAGAAAGAATTATTAAACGTAGATTTATTGATCAGAGATACAATCAACAACTTCTCAGAGTTGATGTTGAGGATACAGTCAAACCTCTTGAGTATAATTTACCAAAAGAAGATTTTGATGCTCTTGTCATATCAGATTATGATAAGGGTTTTCTAACAACAGAAAGAATCTATGAATTAGTTGAGTGGTTTGATGGACCTATCTTCATTGATAGTAAGAAGACAAATTTACCAGTTGACAAAGCATATATTAAAATCAATGATGATGAATATTCTAAACTTGATGATGAATTGAAGGACTCTCCCAATCTGATTGTTACTAAAGGGTCACAGGGTGTTGACTATCAGGGCAAGAATTATCCAGCTATAGGAGTTAGTGTCTTTGATGTTTGCGGTGCAGGAGACACTTTCCTTTCCGCTTTAGTTTACTTATACCTTTTGTATGGTAAAATAGAGACAGCAATACCTTATGCGAATAAGGCAGCAGCAATTGCGGTGACGCACTTTGGAACTTATGTATTATCTGAGAGGGATGTAAATGAGGTATGTAATTGATATTGACGGAACCATCTGCAGTCCTACGGTAGGGAGAAACTATCATGAAGCAGAACCCTGGTATGATAGAATAGAAAGAGTAAATAAAATGTATGATGAGGGTCACTATATAATCTACTTTACTGCAAGAGCTATGGGTAGATTTGCTGGTGATCCTGATGCTGCATCCAAAGCAACTGTACTGATGAAAGATTTAACTACAGAACAGTTAAATACTTGGGGGTGTAAGTATCATGAATTAATTCTTGGTAAACCACACGCCGACCTATTCATCGACGACAAAGGAATGCATTCTGATGACTTCTTCGGAAATTAAACATGTTCCCAAGGGTTGGGGATATGAAAAATGGATCGTCAATACTGAAGAGTATTGTGGTAAACTGCTTTTTCTGAATGAGGGAAAGAGATGCTCTTGGCATTACCATAAACTGAAGGACGAAACTTTCTATCTACAATCAGGAAAAATTCTTCTTTACTATGGGGACTCTGATAGTCTTGATGGAGCAAACGATATTATTCTGGAACCAGGAGATAAATTTCATATCTATCGTGGACTGAGACATCAGATGATCGCTATTGAGGACTCAGAACTATTTGAATTTTCTACACAACATTTCGACGACGACAGTATTAGAGTAAAGAAAGGAGATTAATATGAAAGTTGTTATCCCTATGTCTGGCATGAGCCGTAGGTTTTATGATGCTGGTTATACTTTACCAAAGTATTTGTTAAAAATAGATGGCAAGACTGTAATTGAACATATTATTGATCTCTATCCTAAGGATACTGAATTCGTCTGTATTCTGAATAGGAAGAATCATGATGAAACAGTCATTGCAGGTCTCTTGCTTCGTAAACTTCCTGAGGGATCTTCAATTAAAGTTATTGATCCTCACAAGTTAGGTCCAGTTCATAGTGTTCTTCAGGCATTGAATGATATTGATGATGAAGAAAGAGTCATTGTAAACTATTGTGATTTCTCAATGAAATGGGACTATGATGATTTTGTATCTTACATAGATGATACTGATTGTGATGGTTGCGTAATTTCCTACACTGGATTCCATCCTCATATGTTGGGCAGTGATAATTATGCTTTCTGTAGATTGAGAGAAGGATCATTTCAGATTGAAGAAATTAGAGAGAAGCAACCATTCACTGACGACAAGATGTCGGAATATGCTTCCACTGGCACTTACTATTTTAAGAAAGGTAAGTATGTTAAACACTATTTTCAACAGTTGATTGACGAAGATGTCAATATCAACGGAGAATATTATGTCAGTTTGGTTCACAATCTGATGATCAGGGATGGATTATACAACACTGTATATGAGGTTCCAAACATGCTTCAGTGGGGAACACCACTAGATGTAAAGATGTATCAGCAATGGTCTGATTACTATCGTGCGGTAGTTGATATCAAGAGTAAGTTAAAACTCAAGGGGTGTGTCACTGCACTCCCTATGGCAGGTGCTGGTAGTAGATTTTCTAAGGAAGGATATGGTGTGCCTAAACCATTCCTTATGGTTAATGGTGAGTACATGGTTGACCAGGCAGTTAAATGTCTGCCAGAGACAGATAAAACAATCTTCGGTGCCCTTGAATCTCATATGAGCATGATGCCTTTAGAAGAGTATCCAGAAGTTGTATGGTTAAAAGAAACCCCCGAAGAGGGTCAGTCTATTACAACATTAAAGATTGTAGAAAAAATTGATGATGATACTTCAATCTTACTTTCTGCATGTGACAACGGAGCACTCTATGACTCTGATAAGTTTGCTGATTTAATTGAGGACCAGGACAACGATATTGTTGTATGGAGTTATAGAGATAACTATACAGCACATCACAATCCCAACATGTATTCTTGGTTGGAAGTCGATGAGAATGATATTATTAAGAAAGTAAATGTCAAGAAGTTTACTGGAGAGAATCCTGTAGATGAGTATGCTATTGTAGGAACAATGTTCTTCAGGGACAAGACAGTATACAACAAATCTCTAATAAGATTATTTGAGATGAACGAGAAAGTAAATGGTGAATTCTATGTTGATAGTTTGCTCAACGCTGCCATCGATCTAGGATATACAGTAAAGAATTTTGAGATCGATCACTATATTTGTTGGGGAACTCCCAATGATCTCAAGACATATAGATACTGGCAAGAGTTCTTTCACAAAGTGGATTGGCATCCTTATGACTATGGCAAAGATTACCTTACCAATTAGATATTGGGATCAAGGTCCGACGAGGAGAATTTCTACTACTGATAATGGTAGAACAATAGAAGTAGCATATTTTAACTATGTGAAATTTACTGGTTTATCAAAACATTATCCACTTCCACTTTTATATTCATATAAAACTAAGAAACTTTATCTTCCTTTGAGAGAAAAGTTTATGTCCTTGAATAGAGGAACTGTTTATGAAGATGGAGATATGTCATATGAGATAGAGCATCTTCCTCTTGGGAAAACATGCGACATTCCAATGTTTTACTTTGTGTATAACATGGCAAATTACTATCATTTTGTATATGATACCCTGCCATATCTCTACGCATACTTCAATGAAAAGAAGATTCATCCTGACATGAAACTACTTGTCAGTCCTCCTGAAGGGAAAGATGATCTCTATCCTTTTGTATGGGATAGTCTGAAGTTGTTAGGTATCACCAGAAAGGATGTGGTATTTCTTGACACGGATGTGATGTATAATCGTGTCTGTGTATCATCATCATTGACACATAATGGTTTATCTAACTGCCCTCCACACAAAGGGGTATTTGAAGTTCTCAACCAGATGAAGAGTGATTATGTCGGACCTGAAAAGATATACATCTCTCGTCGCACTTGGTTGAATGGTGACACCTCAAACATAGGGACAAACTATACGGAGCGTCGTAAGTGTGTTAATGAAGATCAAATGGCACAAATCTTCAAACTGTACGGGTTTAAAGAAATATTCTGTGAGAACTTGACAATGGAAGAAAAGGTTGGTATGTTTAGGACTGCAAAGTATGTTGCAGGTCCAATTGGTGGTGGCATGTGCAATGTCATATTCTCTCCACCAGAAACTAAAGTTCTATCTATCGACAGTCCAACTTTCTTTGATGTGAATTTTAGATTTGGATATTCAATGGAACATACAGATCTCACTCATTTTGAGTATACTAAGTTTACTGACAAGCAAGAAGAGTCTGTTGAGAGTGATGGATCATTATCTATCTCTGGAGGACTTAATTCACCTTGGGAAGTAGATCTAAATAAACTATCCAAAATTTTAACTACATGGATAACCTCTTAGAACTAGCACATGCGCTAGGATCCTACGCCATTTGTGGTGAGGGTAACGTCTCTATGAAGGATAAAGATTGTTTTTGGGTCAAGGCAAGTGGAACTTCACTTGATACTCTCAAAAAAAATGATCTTGTCGCATGTAAGATGGCTGGTGTTCCCTTTGATGCACTAGGACTAAGACCAAGTATTGAAACAGGATTCCATGCATGGTTTCAAAGAGAGTTTGATGCAGTCAAGTTTGTTGCACATACTCATCCTCCTAGAACCATGGAGGTTGTTTGCTCTGAGCAAATATGGTCTTTTGCGGAGCATAGACTTTTTCCTGATCAAATTGTAAGGAATGGTGCAAAGTCTTGTGTTGTTCCTTATGCCCTGCCAGGTAAACCACTACTTGAAGAAATTAAGAAGAGTGTTCTTGCATTTATAGAGGAAGAGAAATACTTCCCTAAATTGATTTTACTCCAGAATCATGGTATAATTGTAGCGTCTTCCTCACATAAAGAATGTATTGCATGTACTATGATGTGTGAGAAGTCTGCAGAAATTTTTATTGGTGCTAAGATTCTGGGTCAAACTAGATTTTTATCTGCAGATGAAGTGAGACAAATTGACAGTTGCCCTAGTGAAGAAAGAAGGAGAATGATGTATCGATGAAAGTAATCTATGTTGACATTGATGAAACGATTTGTCATCGTGAAACATCAACTGACTTTGGTGTGACTCATGACTACACCAAGGCAGAACCAATTCAAGAGAATATTGACAAGATCAACAAACTCTATGACGAAGGTAACACTATCGTATATTGGACAGCAAGAGGAAGCAGAAAACAGATTGACTGGACTAATTTAACTCAGCAACAACTATCAGATTGGGGTTGTAAGTATCACGAACTCCGTGCTGACAAACCTTTCTATGACCTCTTCATTGAGGACAAATCATTACGTATTGAGGAAGTATGAGAATTATATCTCACAGAGGTAATATCCGAGGACGTGTCCCTGGAAGAGAGAATGCTCCTAGTTATATTGACTGTGCTCTTGGTAATGGATATGATGTAGAGATAGATGTGTGGTCTATCGATGGTGAGTTTTGGTTAGGTCATGATGGACCACAGTACAAGGTAACTTGGAACTGGTTCTTTAAGAGACAGGATAATCTTTGGTTACACTGTAAGAATGCACAAGCGGCAAAAGATTGTTCAGTGTTTCAGTCGTTCTGTCACACTGGTGATCCATATTCTTACACTTCAAATGGAAAGATTTGGTTGCATGATACTGAACAAACTTTTGATGATAAAACTATCATCCCTCTTCTAGAGTGGGATCTTGTTGATAGTTTCAAACACAATATTGATGAAGTGCCTTATGGCATCTGCACAGATTACCCTCACATGTTACCATGACAAGAATCGCATTATGTTACTCTGGAAGACCTAGAAGTTATCAAGAGTGTCATGAAAACCATAAACAAAACTTTCGTCTAGGTCAGAATGACGTAGACGTTTTTGCACATATGTGGTTTGATGAAGATCTTGTAGGTTCACAATTTAGAACAGATGTTGGTCAGGGAACTTGGCCAGATGCTGGAGTCAAGGAGTGGATTGACGAGAACTGGAAACCAAAGAAGATTAAGTATGAGAAACCTAGATACTTTGCCGATATGTTCAACGATACTTGGCAAACGAAATGGGTAGCAAGTCATCCAAAGGACAATCAGATTTCTATGTTCTATGGTATTGAGCAAGCAATTAAACTAAAGAAAGAGTATGAGGAAGAGAATAATTTTAAGTATGACTATGTGATTCGTATGAGATCTGATCTCGTATTCTTAAAATCACCTGGTCAGTTTGAGGATTATGATCCAAATAAACTTCATGTATTTGATATGCAAGCAGGACCAGATTGGATACAAACTGGAGTAAAGGATTACGGTATTCTTGACATCATTGCATGGGGTGGGTCCGAGGTAATGGATAAATATGGTACAATCTATTCTAACTTACAAAGGATCACCGAAGAAGGGTGTCCAATGTTTACTCCTGATTCTTCTCTTGGATATAACGCTAAGGTAATTAATAATCTAGAGTATGAAAAACACAATTGGAACTTTAAAGTTTTTGTAGCAAACCACAGTTACGGTAATTGATTTTATTATATGAAAGTTTTAAATCTTGGATCAAGTGGGCAGATTGGTGCTTACCTCACAGAATACCTTCGTAATAAAGGTCATGAGGTTATCGAGTATGATAAGAACCTTGGAGCACGATACAACCTGACGGCAATCCCTAGCACCTGGTTGGAGTCCTGTATTAAACAAGTAGACTTTGTGTTCTTTCTTGCCTTTGATGTAGGTGGATCACGATACCTGAAGAAGTATCAACACACCTTTGACTTCATCAATAACAACACCAGACTCATGGCAAATGTCTTTGGTCTGTTGGAAAAATATAATAAAAGATTTGTGTTCGCATCATCTCAGATGAGTAACATGTCTTACTCTCCTTATGGTGTGATGAAACGTGTTGGTGAACTCTACACTACATCACTTAAGGGACTGATTGTGAAGTTCTGGAATGTGTATGGTATTGAGAAGGACATGGACAAGGCTCATGTCATCACTGACTTCATCAAGAAAGGATTTGAGCAGGGTGATTTTGAGATGATGACTGATGGCACTGAAGAACGTCAGTTCCTCTATGCTGAGGACTGCTGTGAGGCACTTGAGACCATCATGGAGAACTATACTGACTTCAAACCAGAAGACCCTCTGCACATAACATCTTTCCATGCAACATCTATTAAAGAAGTTGCTGCAATCATCATGGGTCAGTTCAATCTGATTGGCAAACCAATTAAAATTAATCCTGGTCTTGCTAAGGATAGTGTGCAGATGGATAAGAGGAATGAAGCAAACAGTTATATTATGGATTGGTGGTTACCCCAAACTAATATGCAAGACGGTATCAAAGCAGTCTTTGACGAAATGAAAAAGGAGTATGGTTACTGATGTTATCTTTTAATAAACTTGGTAAGTCTGGTCGTCTTGGTAATCAGATGTTTCAATATGCAGCACTGAGAGGTATTGCTGCTAATCGTGGACTTGATTGGGTGATTCCACCACCAGGAACATCAGGCGTTGATGAGTTTGGTTGTGAGAACAACTACTGTATGTTTGAAACCTTTAAGATGACTGGTGCTACAGAAGAGCACTACGGTATCCCTGATAGTCATCCTTGGGCTATCTGGAAAGAGTTTCATTTCAATGAACAAATCTTTAATGAATGTCCCGATAATGTGAATCTGGATGGATACTTTCAGACAGAAAGATACTTTGAGAATGTAGAGAAAGAACTTCGTGAGGACTTTCAGTTTCAGGATTCTATCTACAAACCTTGTAAGGAGATGATGGATAGTATTGAGAGTGATCGTAAGATCTTTTTACATATCCGTCGTGGTGATCCTAAATTGCCTTGGGCGTATGTGAACCTAGAGGCAACACACCCTGTCTGTACCTTTGATTACTACGAGAAGGCACTTGCAGAGTTCCCTGAAGACATTCCTGTGATTGTCTTCTCAGACCACATTGAGTGGTGTCAGGAGCAGGACTTCTTTAAACCAGACCGATTTATCCTCTCAGAGAGCACAGATGAACTTGACGACGGTCAGAGAGTCCCCTGGACTGATTTGTGTCTGATGTCCCTCTGCACCGATGCAATCATCGCCAACTCTTCATTCTCTTGGTGGGGTGCATGGTTGATTGATAATCCTGACAAGACTGTTATCGCACCTAAGAGGTGGTTTGGTCCATCATATGATCACTACCATATGGATGACTTGATTCCTAAGGGATGGAAGGTGATGTGATGACTTTATCTAACACTACTTTTATTATCCCTCTTAGGATTGAATCTGACGATAGACTAAGAAATGTCATTGTCAGTTCAATCTATCTTCTTGATAATACAGATTGTCAGATCATCGTAAAAGAGTCTGACAAAACATCTGTATTTGCTGAGAATGCTTTACCTCAGATTAGAGAGTGTGTTGGTGATAAAGCAGATAGATTGACGCATGTCTTTGAAGAGAATCAAGAAGAATATTTTCATCGCACTAGATTATTAAATGATATGGTCATGATGACCAGCACAGATGTAGTGGTAAATTATGACTGTGATATTATTCTGCCATTAGAATCATATGTTACATCTGAGGAGAAAATTGTCTCTGGTGAGTGTGATGTTGTCTATCCTTACGGTGATGGTGACTGGCAGTTTCAAATCTTTGCTACTGATGAACTAGTATCTGAATTTATCAATGGTGATTATGATCTCTCTATACTTAGAACTAAGTCTAGAGTTTATGATGCAAAGTATGGATTCTGTCAGGCATTTGCCACTAAGAAATATATTGAGGGTGGATTAGAAAATGAGAACTTCATCGCATATGGATATGAAGACGATGAAAGATATTTTAGATTCCATAAACTAGGATATAATGTGTGCAGACTGGATGCTCATGTATATCATATGGAACATGTAAGAACAAATAATTCTTGGTTTACAAATCCATTTATCCAGAACAACAAAAACCTGCATGATACTCTGATGGAGTTTGACAAAGCACAACTTCAAGAGTATTATGAAAACCAGGATTATCTGAAAACACGCAAAGCACAACTGAAATGATTGGATTTAATGCGCTGGGACGAATGGGTCGTCTCGGAAATCAGATGTTCCAGTATGCTGCCCTCAAAGGTATAGCAAGAAATATTGGAGCAGATATTACCATTCCTCATCACCAAGATGCAGTGGATGATGGTATTGGAAACATGCTCCGCACGGAGTTATTTGATTCTTTTGACTTGAATACAAATGTTGGATTGTTGAATGGTGGGAAATCTCCTGTGGTTCATGAGAGACATTTTCACTATGATGAGGAAATGTTTTATCAATGTCCAGATAATGTGAGTCTGCAAGGATATTTTCAAACAGAAAAATACTTTAGACATATTAAAGCAGAGATCCATGATGACTTTACTTTCAAGGATGAAGTTTTGAATCCTTGCAAAGAGATGATCAAGACTGTGGATGATCCTATCGCACTTCATGTTCGTCGTACTGATTATGTGATTAACAGTGCCAACCATCCCCCTTGTACTCTTGAGTATTATGGGGAGGCACTGAAGCACTTTGATGATGACCGTAATGTGATTGTGTTTTCTGATGATCCTGCATGGTGTAATGAGCAAGAGTTGTTCTCTGATGATCGTTTCTTGATCTCTGAGAATGATGACAACAGGATTGACCTGTGTTTGATGTCACTGTGCAATGACTTTATTATTGCTAACTCTTCGTTCTCTTGGTGGGGTGCATGGCTTGCTGATAAAGGTAAAGTCATAGCACCTAAGCAGTGGTTTGGCACTGATGGTTATACGAAAGATCACGATACAAAGGATGTAGTACCCGATGGATGGACACGCATTTAGTAAGATGGACAGAAACAAGTCCACTTTTAAACTAAAGGGACTTCCTACGATTTATTGGCTCAATCTAGATGCCGATGAGAATCGACGGTTCTACATGGAAGAACAGTTCAAATACTGGCAAATTGAAAATCATGTTCGTATCTCTGGATATGATGGTAGAGAAGATGATGTGTCCTCCCATTTGAAAGGTAGAATACCTGATAATGTGAGTCAGAATGAACTGGGGTGCTGCATGTCACACCTTAAGGCAATCAAGCACTTCTATGAAGAGACTGATGATGAGTATTGCATGATCCTTGAGGATGATGTAGACTTTTCTCCTGTCAGGTATTGGAACTTTGCGTGGCATGAGTTTGTCGGATTACTTCCGTATGACTGGGATTGTATTCAAATGACTGCAATCACAACTGGAGATATTCATGTCAAGTTGCATTTGAAGTTTATCAATGACTTCTCTGCTGCTGCTTACTTGATTTCTCGACATCATGCTGCTAAACTGATGAAGCATCACATTCGTGGTGATAAGTTCAAACTAGACAATGGTGTTAAACCTAGAGCAGTTTCTGAAGACACGATCTTAGAAACTGGTAAGACTTATACCATTCCTTTGTTCTTATACAATATGGCACTGGGATCAACTATCCATGCAGAGCACATTGGTATCTTCCATCAAGGTCCTCACACTGCTCTCACTAACTATTGGCAACAACAGGGAACTGAGGTTGACATTCGTGAATGGATGAACTATGATCCTTATCTTGGTCGGATTGCGAATAATTCTGCTGCACAGCAGCAGTCGGAAAACCAACCAAGTTGACAAAATCTTAAGATTCTGTTAGTATAAATACTTAACCTTTTGTTTTTCAGTAATTTCTGTAACAAAAGGAAACAACGGGGAGTTGTCGATTCCCCTTTCATCTGCGGGTAACCATTCCGCAAGTAAACTAAGGTAAAAACAAATGATCAAATCTGTATTCGCAGCAACTGCTGCTCTCTCCATGTCCGCAGGAGCTGCCCTTGCAGGACCATACGTTAATGTAGAAACAAACACGGGTTGGACTGGATCGGATTACGTCGGGGCAACGACAGACATCCATCTAGGCTACGAAGGTCCTCTGGGTGAAAAGGCTTCTTACTATGTCCAGGGTGGTATTGCTGTCGTCTCTCCTGATGATGGTGACACTGACACTGTTCCTTCTGGTAAGGCAGGTCTCGGTCTCGAACTGAGTGATGCACTGGGTGCATATGGTGAATTCGCCTTCCAAGGATCTGGTGACAGCGACATCGACTATGGTTATGCTGGTAAGGTCGGACTGAAGTACAACTTCTGAGTTGTATCGTTGTAAAAGTAAATATATAACCATCTAGATGTTCGGGGTTCCTGACGAGGAACCCCATTTTTGTGCTTGGTTTTAGGGTTGGTTAAAATCCGATTAACCATGTTAATATATAAAGGTCATTCAACAAAACCGATGAATTTCAAGACAATCGCATCTGTTGCTCTGGTAGCACCTGCCCTTGTTGCATGTGGTAGCGCAAGCAATACTTCTTTCAAACTTAACGGAGCAGGAGCAACCTTCCCTGCTCCACTTTATAGTGCGTGGCTTGGATCATTTTTTAAAGAAACTGGAAACACAGTGAACTATCAAGCAGTTGGTAGTGGTGCTGGTGTTCGTCAGTTTACTGCTAAGACTGTTGACTTCGGTGCCAGTGATGGTGCTGTGAGTGATGAGAAGCAGAAGATCCCCATGATTCACATTCCCATGACTGGTGGTGCTATTGTTCCTGCTTACAACATGCCTGGTTGTGATGTCAAGATGACTCAGACACAACTTGCTGATGTCTTCCTTGGCAAGATCACCAACTGGTCTACTTTTGGATGTAAGGATAAAAAGATCGTCACTGTATGGCGTTCTGATGGTTCGGGTACTACCAAAGGTTTCACCAACTCTCTGTCTGCTTTCTCCCCTGAGTGGAAGAAAACTGTAGGAACTGGTAAAGCAGTGAAGTGGCCTGTTGGTGTAGGTGGTAAAGGTAACCATGGTGTTGCTGCTGGTATTAAACAGTATCCTGGTTCTATTGGTTATCTGAACTATGGTTATGTGAACGGCGATAAGTTCCAACAGGTTGCTCTGCAGAACAAGGCAGGTAACTTTGTAAAGGCAGATGCAGAAACTTCTGCTGCAGGGCTTGCACAAATTGTTCTAGACGATAAACTTCGTGGGGAAGATCCTAATCCTGCAGGTGCGAATGCTTACCCAATCGTATCTCTGACCTGGATCCTTGCTTATCCTGAATCTAAAACTGGAGTAAAGGAAACTCTTCGTTATATGTTGAGTGAAAAAGCACAAGCGACTTCAGATTCGCTGGGATATGTACCTCTCCCAGAGGATCTTCGACAGAAATCTCTTGCTGCTGTCAGCACTATTAAGTGATATAAGTATAAACCACTACAGAGGAACCCTTGACAGGGTTCCTTTTTTACTATATAATATGTAAAGATTTGCAACATAAAGTAAATGACTGTAACGACTAATGAGTATGGGCAACAGAATATGTTTGCCAAAGAACCCCAAATGGTTGTCGAGAGTTACAATCGCAAGGGTCTTGAGTCCCCACAACAGTATGCCGAGACCTATAATGGCCGTTGGGCAATGATGGGAATCGTTTCTGGCTTCATCTCCTATGCATTCACTGGCAACTTCTTCTTCGGCATCTTCTGATGACTGAAGTTCTTTTCACAACAACTAGCATTGCCTTCCTGGTTCTGCTAGGATACTCTGTACAACAACTTGCTGAAACCTATTGATGGAAAACTCCCTTCTTGAAATTCTGACTTATTATGTGATTGGTGGTGCCCTTTTAATTGGTGCCCCTGGGATCTTTTTTCTAATTGTATTCATGCCCGCACTTCAGAACACTAAAGGTCGCATGGTTGGATACAAAGATCACAAACAATATGGAGATTCATCTATCTATGAGAATACTCCAGGTGATCAGGCAAAGTATTACCTTGAACTTTCCAGGTAATATATACGTTAGATTATTTAACGAATATGCCAAATCCAGATGCACTGTGGCAGGATATACAGAAACTCGATGATATGTATGAAGAGTTACTGTGGCATCCTGACGATGAGTTACAATTCACTCATGATGGTAAAAGAATTATCATTACAAACAAAACACTAGAGGAAAAAAACGATGTTTAACGAAAGAGCAGAAAAATTGAATGGTCGTGCAGCAATGGTTGGATTCGTTGCCGCAGTTGGATCTTATCTCGCAACAGGTCAAGTAATCCCAGGATTGTGGTGAACGACATGTTACTCATAGCAGCATCAATGTTAGGAGGGTTTGTATTTGCAGCCCTATTAAGTGAAGATGTTGATGATGATGACAATGGTCCAGACGGTGGTCTGATGCAACCAGCATTCATCCCTCCATCCGCTTGACACGAAAAACTAAATAGTCTATAATTTGGGGGTGTTACACCCCTTTTCAATGTGGAACTAAATTGGCGTAAGGCACGGTTGCTCACTCTTGCTGCTTTATTAACGTTGCTCTCTAATGCATATTGTTCTTCTAAATCAGGGTATAATAAGAAACAAAAGGAGGGACAAAAGGAAGAACAGAAGAAGGAAGTGGTTGTAAGTGATTCTGCCCCTGTAAAACTAAAATCACCCACATGGCAGTGTATTGATTGTACACCCGAAGAACGGTACGTTCTTTCTGAACTTCAAAACAAAACTAAAATCACGGATAGAAATGCCCTGGCAACGATACTGGGAAACATTAAACAGGAAAGCAAGTTCCATTCCAACATTTGCGAGGGAGGGGCTAGAGTTCCTTACTCTGATTGCCATCGGGGTGGGTACGGACTCATTCAGTGGACCACTAAGAACCGTTATCTGGGGTTAGGTCTATTCTGTGATAAGTACGGATGTGATCCTAGTTCTCTTGAGGGTCAGACCCGTTACATGATTAACGAAATTCACTTCCAGAAAGTTCTTTCTGACTTTGAAGGCAGAGGTAAGACTGTCCAACAGTACATGATTCCTGCCTATTATTGGTTAGGATGGGGCATCAAGGGAGACCGAGAGGTATACTCTTATAACTATTCAAAGAAACTTTTTCTAGACTGTTGCTAAGCATGAATATCGAATCACTCAAGAAATCAATTCAAATCTTCTCAAGAAAAGCGGCTACATCAATCAATTGGCCACCCGTCGAAAAGGACATTGAGTGTGCCATTGATGAAGATGTTGTAGAGTGTGATGAAATGGACTCTCCACCATACACTGGTGTCCCTGCTCCAATTTTAAATCCGGTAGATGAGTGGTTTTCCTCTCCATATGGATTTGCTGTGCCAGCAATTACTCAGAAGCAGAAAGATTACATGGCACAGGAGGCAGAGATCAAGAAACAGGAAGAAGAGAATCGTCAGTATTGGACGAAAGAATCTGCTAACATCCATCAAGAGATGTATAATTTGGCAACCAAGAGTGGTGCCACTATGATTCAACTTGATCCCATTGGTGGATCCGAAAACTTTCAAGGTGGTTCAGAAAATGTCCATCGATGATTGGAGATACAACGATCAAAAATTAAAAGTTAGAGAGCAGGCACTCAAAGTGTTGCTTTCTAAGTTTGGAGGTCAGATGGAAGGTTGTCTCCCTAAATATTCAAGTAAATCAATCTATGAGTGTGCTCAAGACTGGGTATCTCAGGGCAATATGCACACTTTAGGGATTGAAAAGTATTACGAGGCCCATTATGCAAAAACTAATTAATGTGCTAGCATTACTATCATTTGCTGGTGTCGCAGGCATTGTCGGTGGTGGTGTCTATGTTTATACACAAAAAGATGCTATTATCGAGGGTGTAAAGGAACAAGTCACTAAACATGCCACAAAGGCAATCTCAGGAGCAATTCCTGGCATGTTAGATTCTGCTATACCTGAACTTCCTGGTGCCACTGGTGGTGCTCTTCCCCTCCCCCTCCCTTCTACAACTGGTCCTTCTCTACCTTTCTGATATGAAAAAAATTATTATGAGTCTGCTGGCAGCAGCTGCTATGTCTGCTCCAGCACTTGCTGATCCAATCAAAGAAGATGATTACTTCACTCCCCATGCTCAGGGGTGCATGTTGCTCCAAGAATGCACCGATCATGTTCAAGAACTCAAAACAGTTTCCGACCTTAACAAACATGAGGAACTGGCTGATAGCGATTACAGTGTTATTGCTGATGAGTTTAACTCTCTTATCCGATCACTTAATACGGTCGGAGCTAAGGTTTTTCTAGCAGACCTTCGATATTTCCCCATTGGTCATCGTGGTGTTTATCATACTGTAAGTAATAACTTTTTTCTGAACGTTGCTCACATGCATCGTCCTGAGGTGGTTATGGCAGTGATGCGTCATGAAGGATGGCACGCTGCTCAAGACTGTATGGCAGGAACAATCGATAATAGTTTTATTGCTATTATTCATAATCAAGAGGATGTTCCCAGGATGTATCAGGCAATTGCAAAGAGTGCCTACATATCTTATCCAGAAGCAATCCCCTGGGAAAAGGAAGCATACTGGGCAGGTCATACAGATGGAATGACTGCAGCAGCACTAAAATCTTGTGCGGCAGGAACTATGTGGACTGACTATGAACCCACACCTATGACCCGTGAGTGGTTAGTTGAAAACGGATTTCTTTCTAAATAGAGTTGCCCTTGTCGGTGACTAATGCCTCAAGAAGTAAAGAAGGAAGAAACCAAGAAAGGACCTATTGGTAAACTCAAAGATAAAATTGAGGATGCCGACGAGCAAATCGCTATTCTCTCTACTTTTGTACGACTTGGTATTCTTGTTTGGAGCGGATCTATTCTTACTTTAGCATATATAAAATTACCACCTTCTTTTGGTATTCCTGAACAGAAGCTGGATCCGACATTCATAGCCAGCGTCTTTACTGGCGTTTTAGCTACGTTCGGGGTCCAGACGGCAAAAGGTAAAGGTGCATCAGGGGGTGGTCTTACTAGATTAGATGTAGAAAAAATAATTGAAAAAGCAGCACAAACTGCTCCCTCTCAAACAATAAAAATTGAACAGGCACCTGTTCAATTCACACAGGGTCCTCCCAAATCAGATGACAAGTACGAGATGTAACCATGAAACCTTATCTCAAGTGGACTGCCATTAGCCTAGGTAGCATAGTAGCAATTGCACACATTGGTGTGTTGGGACATTTGATCAAGAGAGAACCTTCTAAAAAAATTGTAGAAGTACCGACTATTAATATTCCAAAGGGAAATCCATATTCCTCATATAAAATAAAAGCAAGTGAGGATGGATATACAATTGAATATAAAGCAAACGATCCTGCTATCCTTGAGTCTCAGAAATCACTGAGTCTTGACAAAGAAAAGAAAGGATTTTTTGGTCGTGGAGGCACTGAGAGTAGAAGAGAATGGCGTAAAGATCAATTCACTATGGATGGCACTAGAAATCTAGGGGTTGTTGGAGGTGATGGCGAGGGAAAGTTGACTGCCCGAGAAGAAGAGTGTTTAGTGGCGGACGCTGGCGCAAGGTCACAAGGTGCGATGGCAGGTAGTGCTGTTGCTGCTGGTTTAGGTGTTCCTGCAGCAATGAGTGTTCCATATGTTGGATGGCTTGCTGCTGGTTGGGCAACTCTCTTAGGACAGAACATTGGTTCTGCTGCTGGTTCTACAGTCAACTCTTTAATTAGTGATTGCTGATGTCTGAAAAAGACAAGTGGTATTATGATTGTATTAATTTTGAAAGTGATGCCATCAACTTGACATTTGCTCATCCCTGGATGACTGTTTCTGATGCTAATCTTTTATTTGAAGATGCTTTTGAACGATTTCAACATATGAAAAAGTTTCATGGGTGGAAGACTGTATGGACACTGATGAATATGAGTTATAGTATCTGGCAGAGAGAACCTGAAAATCATGTGAGAGCAAGATTAGACTTGATTAAATCAAAAAAATGAATCTAATACTTAGACCACTTGAAAATACTGATGATCCTGTTTGGAGTGTTATCTGGATGATAGCAATACTACTTGCTGGTCTTGCATATGTAATTGTCTATATATTAAGAATGGACGAAAGAGAATCCCATGGGAGCAATGACACCCCCGAACAGGAAGAGTTGTTACAACTTCCGAGTAGTGGAGATAAATCGTGTTCTTGACGGTGATACTATTGATGTCACCATTGATCTTGGGTTTGACTTATACAAGAAAGAAAGAG